GGCGTGTGTATTAACAAGCGGAAGAACAGAACCATGTAGAGATGCAATTGCAGGATTAAAAGCTGTCTATTTTTTAGATTACCTAGAAGATTCTTTTACAATTACATCTGGAGAGGCAACAGCAATTGACGCTGGAGTTACAGAGGTTTTTAAATATGAGTTACTAGCTGATGGCAACACATTAGTAGAAACTTTTACATCAGACCAAAACAATGGAACATCTATATACGAACAAGTTTTAACACTAGCATTAAAAAAACAAGATAAAGATACAGCTAATGAGTTGGCTTTAATTGTAAAAGCTAGACCGATTGCAGTTGTTCAGTTTAGAGATGGCAGTTATAAGATAGTAGGTATTTCAGATGGAACAGTAGCAACAGGGGACATTCAGTCTGGGGGTGCTAAAGCTGATTTTAATGGATATAACTTAACATTAACAGCAACAGAGGTATTACCAGCACCGACATTAGATTCGGCAACGGTTACAGCATTACTAGCTTTGGTTAGTGCTACAAATATAAATCCTTAATAAATTCATATTTATTTATTAAACGCTCTAATTTGTTTTAGGGCGTTTTTTAGTAACAAAAAGTAGCATTTATTGTTATATAAGTATGATAATTATATTACCAGCAACACCAACACAAAACGGATCTGTTCTTCCTAGATATTACGAAGATATAGATATAAATAGTTTAACTGTTGAAACTACAAACGAAGATACTAGAGAAAGTGCAGATTTCACGGTTGGTAATTTTTCAAAATCAGATGGGTTTTTAAATTTTCAAATAAGTTCTACTGGCGTAGTAAACCCAAAAGAAAACAACACATTTAAGATAAAAATAAGCGATTCTGTTACTGATTTAGTTTATTTCAGGGGTTTAGCGTTTGTGACAGACCAAAACCCACAAAATTACAGTATAAATGGATAATAACGACATAAAATTAATTAATTTATCTTCTTACGTTAAACCAGATGTAAAAGAGCATAACGGTAGAAAGTGGGTTTTAAACGGTGAAAAAAACTCTTTCCCTCAATATGTTATAGATAGACGTATTGGAAGTCCTACAAACGGATCTATTTTAGAAGTTTTTTGTGAGCTTTTATATGGAAAAGGGTTAGCTGTTAAAGATAGTTATGAGGTTTACGACGAATTGGTAGAAATATTTCCTAAAAGAGAACAAAGAAAGTGTTTAAATGATTTCGAAACTTTTGGTTATTATTTCATGCAAATATTAAGAGGTAAAGGTCCTGAAAAGAAAATAGCTAAGATACTTCATTTGCCAGCCGAAAAAATTGGTCGTGATAAAATGGATGCTAACGGTGATATTAACGGTGCTTGGTATTGTGACGATTGGACTAATACAAATAAATATAAACCAAAATTTATCCCTGAGTTTAAAGGAAAACTAACCGAATCTTTAATGGTAAAGTCTGTTGTTCCTCATCAACAAGGGCAAAATTATTTTGCATTGCCTAATTATATACAAGGGTTGCAATATGCAGAAATGGAGGAGGAAATATCTAACTACTGTATAAACCACATAAAAAACGGTCTTTCTTTTGGTTATATAATAAACTTCAATAATGGTAGTGCTTTAACTCCAGAGCAAAAGAACGATATTGAAAGAATGATAAAACAAAAACTTACAGGAAGTACTAACGCTGGTAAGTTTATCTTGTCTTTTAATGACAATAAAGAGGCTGAAGTTTCTGTTGTTCCTTTAGATGTTAACGACGCTCATAATCAATGGGATTTTCTAACTAAAGAGGCAAGACAGCAAATAATTACAGCGCATGGTGCTTACCCTAATTTATTTGGTATTAATAATGGTAATGGTTTTTCTAATAATGCAGATGAATTAGATGTACAAAGTAAGTTAGTTCAAGATTATCAAATAACCCCAAAACAGAGTTATTTTATAGATGAATTAGCAGAACTTTTAGAGGTAAACGGACTTGAAACGGATTTATATTTTATACCGTTAAGAGATAGTTATAAAAGTACTGAACAATCAGAGGCACAGGGAACAGTTACAGATGAAACCGTTGATGAAAATGAGTTAGAAAACGACGATGTAAGATTGTCTGAGCATTTTAACGTTGAAAATCTTATTGAGCTAGGTGAAGATGTTTCTGATGACTGGGAGATTATAGAAGAACGTAGATGTGATGAAATAACACTAAATGAAACGCAGTTGAATACTGTTTTTGAGTTTGCAAACGTTCCAAAAACAACTAATAAAAAATCAAATCAAGATACAAGTTTATTTAAAATCCGTTATAGATATGCTGGAAACAAAAAGGGGGAACGTGAATTTTGCAACAAAGTATTAAAAGCTAATAAAGTTTATAGAGCAGAAGATTTAGATGCTAATTATAATTATAATGAAAAATTTGCACCAAAAGGCAAAAGCAGTTATAATTTATTTTTATATAAAGGTGGTGTAAATTGTAAACATTTTTGGGAACGTGTTATATTTCTAAGAAAAGGAAACGATAGAATAAGCGTTAATAAGGCTCGTAAAATGATATTGTCATTAGAACCTAGCGAACGAAAAGATGCAAGATGGGAAACTAATGATAAGAAAGTAGCGCAAGTTGCAGAACCTAAAAATAATTGGTGGAGTTTAAAACCTAATTACAGAAAATAATGGCTACATATTTAATAACATCACAAGAAATAAAATTTAATACTCCAATGGGCGGTAATGTCGATTCTGACAAGTATATGAGTTTTATTAACGATGTTCAGGTAATGGTTTTAGAGCCTTTACTTGGTACTAAGTTATATGATAAAATAATAACAGATTTTAATGCTGATAGTTTAGCAGGTATTTACTTACAGATGTTTGATGATTATATAAAACCTGTTCTTTGGCATAGTGTTTTTGCTGAATACGTTAAAATGGGTAGTGTTATTGTTGGGAATGGTGGTATATATAATCATATAGCGCAAGATTCTGACAAAGCAACAGTTGACGAGATTAATTATTTATCTAAGAACGCTAAATCAAAAGCTGACACGTATATTGATAGGCTGATTAGGTTTTTATATGATAAGGATAGTGATTTACCAGAATATACATTAAATCAAGATAATGATTATGATATTCACCCACATAACGCATTACAGACTATAAGTGGTTGGTATTTAGAAATTGACGAGTACAACAAAGATAATTGGAAAATAGCACCGACTAAAGGTAACGGAAATAGTGGTTTTTAGAGTTAGAGTAATGGCTTATAAAAGAAAAAAGAAGTACAATAAAGAGAACGAGGAAGATTTAAAAAAAGTTAAATTATACTTAAAAAAGGTATATGAGTTGCACGTTGACAAGAGGGAGAACAGAACCTTGTAAGGATAATATAGGAGGTATAAAATACGTCTATCTATTTCCTTTTATTGAGTATAGTTATAGCCAAATAACAGGAGTTAGAGGTGTTGAAATACTAACATTTCCTGAAACGAGTATATATAAATACGAAGTAACTAATGGTAATTTTAGCGAAAGTATTATAAATGATGATAACGGTATAAAATACGATCAGACGCTAACCTTTACTTTGTTTAAACAAGATTTAGATACCACTAATGAATTAAACGTTTTAAAGAGTATTGATTTAAGATACATAGTTCAATACAATAATGGTAATTTAAAAATGGGAGGTGTTTATAATGGTGCTAGATTAGAAAATTATACTATTGAAAGCGGAGGTTCTAAAAGTAGTTTAAATGGCTATAATCTAACGATAGGAGGTTCTGAGGAATATAGTGCACCGTTTTTAGAAAACTTAAATATACTAGGAAATAATTTACTATTACTAGAAAACAATTTCTATCTTTTATTAGAGGATAGCGGAAAAATAATATTAGAATAATGCAAAACGAAAAATTAAGCGAATTAACAAAGGTCACAACATTGCCAGATACTGCATTATTGTATGGTGTTGATGGCACAAGGTCTGAGGGTGATAAATCCGTTAGTATAGATGTTGCTGATGCAAAAATATTATTTGGTTCTTTAGGAACACAAGACCTTGAAGATGTTATTGCACAAGACCCTGTTGCAACTAGTATGCCTACTTTTGAGGGTGGTATAACTGTAGGAGCTAGTGGCTCAGGTTTTATTTCATTAGGAGGTCCTAACGGACTTATTTTTGAAAATTCTGTTACTGGTATGTTATTTGGTTCTACACCTGGACTCTATACACTTACTAAAAGACCAGCAGATCCAGAAAGTGCTCAAATAGTATCAATCTCACCACTTGGATATAACGTACAAACTAACAACTTAAACTTAGCAAACACAGATGTTGGGATGGATGGGTTTGAATGCGTTGTTGAAGTGGCTGGAACTCGTAATTTTGGTTCTGGAAACATCGTTTTAGGTGTTGGTGATGTATTAGCAAACAACGGAAGTATTTACTATAAAAAAGTAGATAATAATCAAAGCGGAGGAAGTGAAACAGCGACCTATTCAGCAACATCAACAGCAGTTACTACTTTAGACTGTAATACATTTGATAGTAGATACCAAATATTAACTGTTAATACAGATATACAATGGTCAAACACACCTGCAAGTGGTGAAAGTTTTGTTAAGACTTTAGAAGTTATTGGTGCTTTTAGTTTGAGTTTCAGTACATCAACAAAAATAATTGGCACTTACAACGATGACGGAAGCACAGTTAATATTATCACCGTAAACTTTGCAAACTATCCAACCGTAGGACTTCGTACAACAGTAATGATAAATCAATAATACAATGGCAGTAGCAATATTAGTAACACAAGATTTAAAAGATAAAAACTATAACTTTTTTAGTAATAACATTGTAGATACAATAGTTATAAAAACTATACCAGACACTTTTAACGGTGTTGAAAACATTAATGCAGGTGGTTATCGTGGACTTTTAGACCTTCAAGAGTTAGATGGTTGGAAAGAAGTTGTTAGACCTAGCTTTAACAGAGAAACACAAAAACTAGGCAATTTGATTGATGGTGGTAATGTTTATACTTATGAGGTTGTTGATTTAACAGCGCAAGAGATTGAACAAAAAACTTTAAACAAAGCAGAAAGCACAAGGCAACAAAGACTACAAGAGCAAACAATTAAACAGGCTGACGAATCCTTTCAAACTATTACTGATATTGATTTAGTATTAGAAAACTCTGATGCTTACCCATTATGGAGAAACTTTGATAACGGTTACGCTTTTAATATAGATTTTAAAGTACAAGATTTTAACGATGATAACGAGTTAAAAGTTTATAGTGTTATTCAAGCACATGAAAAACAAGATAATTCGTTTCCAAGAAATGTACCTGAGTTGTTTGTTTTAGTACAACTAAAAGGTGCTACGGAGTGGGAAGTTGGCGCAGCGTATGTAGTAGGTAATATTCGTACTTACTTAGGAATTGAGTATATCTGTTTGCAATCGCATACATCAATAGCAGGATGGCAACCACCTAACATACCAGCATTATGGGCAGTAAATCTATAAAACATGAGTAGAAGAGGATTATTACAAAAAATAGGAGGTGATTCATTTTTACTAGATGACTTTGGTAGTTCTAGCGCTGCTTTTTCATTACGTTATTTAAGTAGTGCTTTTGTTGGTAGTGATGTAATATTAGTTCGTAGGTCTAGCGATAATGCTGAACAAGGATTTACACCAACAGAAATAACAGATGGTACATTAACAACCTTTACAGGTGCAGGTAATGGGTTTGTAAAAACTTGGTACGACCAAAGTGGAAATAATAGAAATGCAACGCAATTAACAACAAGTTCACAACCTCAAATAGTTGATACAGGTGCATTAATTACTGAAAACGGATTACCTACAATTAGATTTTTGGCGCATTTTTTACAAACAGCAACTTTTACACTAGCAGCGCAACCAATAACTAAAATATTAGTAGCAACACAAGATAGTAACAATTTCGGATATATATTAGATGGTAGTTCTGCTAATAGGGGTGTTGTTGGTACTGCTCAAAATTATTTCCCTAGATTGTTTGCGGGTAGTGTTTTAGGTTTTACAGCAGCAGGAAAAAACGCATTTATAAATCAGTCGCTAATTTATTCGTTATTTAATTTTACTAATTCTGAAATGTTTATTGATGGTGCTACGGTAGGGAGTGGTAATGCAGGTTCTTATGGTTTAGAACAAGTTACTATTGGCGTTAATGCTTCAACTTTAAATACACAAAATTTTAGTGGTAACATTCAAGAGATTGTTATATATCCTAGTGATGAAACAGCAAATCAGACAGGAATAGAAACTAATATTAACGATTATTATACAATATTTTAATATGAAAATAGGTTACGATAAGTTTTTACACGCTCTAATAGGCACGATGTTTTTTATAGTACTATTATTACAACCCAAAACTTAATCTAGACACCGATAAAGATTAGCTAATGGAAGATATACTTTTGAAACTAGGACTTAAAGCAGGTCATTTAATTACAGGATTAATAGCTGGGATTATGGGATTTGTCTTTAATAATAAACCAACAAACTTTAAAGAAAAAATAAAGAGTTATTTTGTTGTTCTTTCTGGCGCAATATTAACAGGCTATTTAACACCTTTAGTTTTATTAAAATGGGAGTTATTAAATAGTGCTGAATACTCTGTTGCTTTTGTTGTAGGTTTGTTTGGTATGGGATTAGTAGAAAGTGTATTTGTATTAATAAACAAACTAAAAGAAAACCCTGTTGAAGTAGGCAGAAAATTAAGAGATATATTTAGAAAATGACTATTTAACGCATGAATATTACAATAGATTCAACGAGAAGAATTGATTATTTAGTTGTTCATTGCACAGCAACCAAAGAGGGCGTTGATGTTTCTACTGAAGATATTAGGAAATGGCATAAAGATAAAGGTTGGTCTGATATTGGTTATCATTTTGTAATTGATTTAGATGGTTTTCTTTCTTATGGCAGACCAATTAAACGCATAGGAGCTCATGTAAAGGGTTTTAATAAGTATTCTTTAGGTATTGTTTATGTTGGCGGTTTAGATAAAAACATGATGCCTAAAGACACCAGAACAGATGAACAAAAGAAATCATTAAGGATATTATTAAAGGCTCTTAAAAATCATTTTAAAGGTGCTGAAATAAAAGGTCATAGAGATTTTAGTCCTGATAAAAACGGTAATGGTATAATCGAGCCTTTTGAATGGATGAAAGTATGTCCTTGCTTTGATGCAAAAGAAGAATATAGTAATTTATAAATAATTAAATATGGATATTTTAAACGACGTAGTAAAATTTTTAAAGAAGTTCTGGACAATTATCGGAACATGGATTACTCAAACAATTGTAAAATACAAATTTAAAAATGCCTTAATGTTAGGTGTTGCTTTCTTTTTTTGGTTTGGTCTAAAAGGTGGTTTTTGGGCACATTTAGGATGGGCAACATTTTATATTTGGATAGGTATAAACCTAGAAAGTGTTATGACAGTTTACAGAGAATTAAAAGCTAAAAATAACTGGTAATATAAAGGCATCACTCTAGCTTGGTTTATTGGTTGGCTGGGTTAGGGTGTTTGCTTTCTTTCTTTTTTTTATATGGATGAAGATTTTGACATATTAGATTTAGGTGATGAAAGTGATTTTTGTTGGTCTTTTGAAAGTCCACAAGAGTTATTTGATTACCTATTAGAATTGCATGAGGAGTTTGAACTAATAGAAATAACTCAAATAAAACAGGCTTTTTTAAACCAAGAAAGACACTTTTACTACATGGAGTGCGTAAGATTTGAGCAAACTTACTTAAAATGATATATATTTTTTTTTCTATATTTATCTAAATGAAAAATAGAATACTATACATAGTAATAGGTTTAATAGTAATGTTTGCTTTAATGAAACAATGTGAAGGCGAACCTAAAGTAGTAACTAAAACAGTAACTAAAATAGTAACTAAGCACGATACTATTAACAATGTTATAATTAAAGAAGTTCCAAAAACGGTATATGTTGAAAAAGTTAAAACGGTTAAAGGTAAAGACTCTATTATTTACAAAGACAAGCCAAGCGAAACAACAATTACTGCAAATGAGTACCAAACGGAAGTAAAAAGCAATAAAGCAACCGCTAGCCTTAAAATAACAACCACAGGAGAACTTTTAGATGTTCTAGGCGTGATAACATATCCAGAAAAAGAAACTATCACAGAAACGATTAAAATACGTGATGCAAGTGGGTTATATTTATACGGTTCAGCACCAATTACAGCCCAAGCATTAACTCCAGAGTTAGGACTTCAATTTAATATTAAGAATAAAATGTTTGTTAGTGGAGGTGTTCAATACAATAATCTTAATAACAACGTCAATATTTTAGTAGGTATTGGCGTAAAACTATTTTAATAACAATCAACTAAAACAAAGCCCTCTTAACTGAAGGTTTTTAATTAAACCAATATATGAACAAATTAAGAAAGTGGCTAACAGATAGCGAAGCTGAACATTTAGGATTAAATCTTAACAAAAAAGACAAAAAAAGAAACAAGGCTAAATATAGAATAAACAATGAACAATGGTTAGATGTTCAGGAGTTTAGAAAAGACTATTTAAACAATGTTGAATTATCTGTAAAGGGTAAATCTACATTAAGAGATTCTAGCGGAAATGTGGTTTTAGAATGGACCAAGACAGAAAAAAGCCAAGAAGATAAAATAAAAGCTCTTAAAACAGCTATAAAGACTCTTAAAGAAGATATTACACCAACAACACCTGTTGAATTTATTAACAAAACAAATAATGATAATTTATGTAATCAATACACTTTAACTGATTATCATTTAGGTATGATGTCTTGGTCTGAAGAAACTGGTGATGATTGGGATTTAAAAATAGCAGAAGATACTTTATTTAGATTTTTTGAGGTTGCTATGATAGAAAGTCCAAACGCAAAAGAATGTATCTTTGCTCAAATAGGTGACTTTTTGCATTGGGATGGTTTAGATGCGGTAACTCCAGCGAGCAAACACGTTTTAGATGCAGATACTAGATTTACTAAATTAGTAAGGGTTGCAATACGTGTTATACGTAGAATAATTAAAATGCTTTTAACTAAATACGAAAAAGTTACTGTTATAATGGCTGAAGGAAATCATGATCCAGCGTCTAGTGTTTGGCTTGCGGAAATGCTACAAGCTTTTTATGAAGATGAGCCTAGATTAAACATAGATACAAGACCAGACCCTTATTACTGTTATACTTTTGGTAAGTGTTGTTTGTTTTATCATCATGGACATAAAAGAAGTATTAAGAATATAGACACAACTTTTGTGGGTAAGTTTAAAAAAGAATTTGGTAATTCAGATTATGTTTATGGTCATACCGGACATTTACATCATGAATTAAAAATAGAATCTAATTTAATGATATTAGAACAACACAGAACATTAGCCGCTAAAGATGCTTATGCGAGTAGAGGTGGTTATTTATCTGGTCGTGACTCTAAAGTTATTACGTATCATAAAGACTTTGGAGAAGTAAAAAGAAGTACTATAAATATTAATATGCTTAAATAAAGGCATAATGTTAAATATGCCCTAGAAAGGGAATTTATTGTTTGTTATAGTGTGTATATACGTATTACGTATATATCATTGTTATAAGTCATTTAAAATTTGCTTAGTAGATGGTTTCTTAATTTTTGCAACATAATTTCTACTTCCACAGTTATCGCATTTTTTGCCACCTTCTACAATTTTAGCATCACAGCTATCACACCATCCTTTTACTCTTTTGTACTTTCCTTTCATATCAATAAATTTTAAACGCCATATAACAATGTATATAAAAATAAGGGGTCTATGTGCTTAACAAACGTGTATTTCATTAAAGAAGTACCACCACACTCACTAGGCTTGTTTTCTTTTAATCCCTTACTTTCCATATACTAACCGTTATGTGCTTCCATTCATTATATAAAATTATCTCCTATGTCATTACTAATATAAGGCATCCAATCGTCATCTATTCGTATTGTAAATGTTTTAAAAGGTTTACCGCCTCTAACTACTTTACATCTACATTCTGAATACTCACCTTTATTTTCAACAATCATTACCATTTCACATTTTTGTCCTAGTATTGTTCCTAAATGACCTCTTAACTTATCGCTATTAGGGTTTAAGTGAAGCAATCCACAAAGATGACTATTTGTTACTGAAGTATATTTCATTAGTTTTTCTGTAAACTCTTTACATTCCGTTAAACTATTAAAGTCCTGCACGCAATCAACAACACCATCTAACATCGTTAAACCTAAATTATTTCTATAAGGACTCTCCATATAAAGCCATTCTAAAAGCTGTAAGCGTTCTAATGTTGTTTTTTCTCTCCACATTATCGAAATGTAATTATCTGGAGTTTCACCGCACATAAAAGGAACACGTTTAGCTGTCATTACCGAATCATATAAACTTTGTTCAGTATCTATTGATATTAAATATTTGTCTTCAAGATAACCTTTTATTTCTAATTCTGTGTTTTTACCTGATGTTTTTATATATTTCATATAATCTTTTGACTCCATTCCAGTAGTGTATTTCATTGAATTAAAACCTAAAGCATTTGCTTCTATTAATGATTTAACAAATGTTTTTCTTGATTTTTCTTGACCAGATATTAAAGAAATATTACCAAGAGATCCAAATTTCAAAGGATAATGAACACCTCCATAAGATTTATCGTCATAACCTATACTAACAGCTAAAGGAGGTCTTTCTACTTTTTCGTTAATATCGATAATACAGCTATCAAATAATTCTTTAGTTACTTTTATTTCTTCTGTTTGTATGTTTTCTACTGATAATTTTTTCATATTTTGTTATTTTAATCGGTTAATACTATACCTATGAAATACACTTCAGTAACAAAAAAGATGACTATTTGTTACTGAATAATATATATAAGTAATGGCTAAAGCATACCTAAGAGCTAAACATTTGGGTCTTTCATCTGTTGTTATATCTTTTGTGTATTTTAATTGTCATAAAATTAGAGCAAACAACAGATAAGCAGGGTTACTCGTTTGTATGCGGTACTATTAACCCTTATT